ATAATTTTCAAATTTTGATTCGCGAATATGGGTAATAGTTTTCATCTTATTATTTCCGCAGGATTAATAAAAATCTTTTGTTGAGTTTGTAAATGAGTTACTTCGTATATTGGTGCACCTAACATAGTACCTACGGGAAGACAGTTTTCATCTACAACAATTTTAGACTTGGATGTTGCTATTATTTCTCCAGTCTTAGGAGATATAGTATCGTACATCAAAGTATATGTTCCTGGCTGCAACACAGTGTTTTGCATATACCAAGTAGATTCAAACAATGTATCATCAAAGTCTATGTCCATTTTTTTAAGAACTTTGAGAATACCTTCTTCAGACATGCCAGTTTCTTCTTTGATTAAAAACAAAGCAGTAGCCCAAGCAGCTAATTTAGTTTTTCCGAATGGTAACTTATTTACTAATCGCTTTATATTAAAGACTAAACGATGAAAAATAGTATAAGCTGCTTTTTCATTAGAAGTGCTCAGTGAAGAAGCTCTTTTAATTACTTTACCGTTTGCATCAATAATGCCAAGCTTATAAGCTTCTGTTTTTTCCCATGAAGTAACTAATAGCTTAAGGAATCTATAAGCATAGAATAGATCACCAGCTCTTGATATAATGCTCATATTTTTCTAAGTCTCTCAACAACAAAGGGATCTAATGGTATTTCTATATTTTCTGAGTCAGTAATATAGTTTAAATAAAGCAAGATTGGCTTTATTACTGGCCACTCTTTCTCATCAAATTTATAACTCATCATTTTTTTAGCTGCTTCAATACCAAATAGATTAAATATAACCACAGTGTGATTAATCAATAATCTTTCTTGTAATTCGCCAGTCTGTGTATATCTGCTTATTAATCTTTTGATGTATTTAAATCTTTTCAAATCATCATAAAATTCTTCAGCATCTACACATTGGTTATTATTATAATGATGTGCAGCAAATAAAACAAAATTGCTTTTATTCAAACTATTAAAAAGCTTCATTACTTCCTCAATAAAATAAAGTCATTATTAACTTTATTTATTAAAGATCTTCAGCTTGTTCTACAACTTCTTCAGGAACAACTTCTTCAGGAGCAGCCTTAGGCTTTTTTGGCTTAGCTACTTTTTTTACAACACCATTCCAAGCATCTTGCTCTTCTTGTGATAATGTTATTCCCTTAAGCTTTTCACCTTTGGCAGTATAGTATCCAGTTGCTTTTGCAATAGAGTTTTTTAAGTATCCAGGTTTTTTAGTCATATTAACACCTCAGTTAAAGTTATAGTTCGAACCATTTTAGTATTCCTGCTGCCGATTTATTTGTTGTACTTGCCATAACAGCAAGAGTTAAAGTATCCGAAACTCCAGGAATAGTTTGGCCTAATTGATAATCCCAATCGAATGATCCATCGCCTAAGGCCAATGGCGCGGTTTTACTACCCATATAACCACCAGCAACTTTACGTCCACCAGAAATATTTACTGCATTCAATGCATATTGCACGTTATTTGTTGCTTGATTAAATGTTAATGCTGAATTAGGAGTTGCATTTACAAATAAGCCCCATTCAAAATCAGCATTTGAAATATTTAATATATCAGCTCCAGATGGAATAACGATAGCTTTATTTTGACTCATTTTAATTGTAACTAAATTAATAAAAGTATTGGCAGTCGCTGTTGCATGACCAGCTAATGATGTTCCATATACATGTTGTAAAGCTCGGGCTTCATATCCACCTTCAGAAATTACTGATGAGCATATTTGTTTTAATGTTGCAGGCTCAGCTAATTCGCCATTATTAATAATTTCATACCTTACTGGAAGGTTTGCACTAGTAATATATACTGACTGAATTATATTTGCATTATGAAAAGTATGAGCAACAATAAATTGGCCATCAATTACGAATCCAGTTCGAACAGATCCTACACCCAGCCACTCAATATCAATCCAAAAAATTTGTGCTTTAGCAGTATCTAAAGTAATATGTGATGAGCTATCACCATCAAATGCATCAGAGTTCCATTGTGTTTGTGGAATTCGAGTTTCAACAATAGAACCAGAGATAGAAGTTCTCATTACAATATTAGTAGTATTGCCATTTTGTTCTAGGAAAATACCATTATCATTATCATAATAACCAACGCGTTGTACAAGATTGGTTTGTGGAGAATTAAAAACTGCAGTATTAAGTATTAATAAACTTTTACCAGGCTGATAAGAAAAATATCTTTTACTCTGGCGAAGAATACTATTACCAGAAGCAGTGCCATTTGACAATAACACACTACTCTGATATGTTGAATACGATATTGAACCAGTGCCAGTTATAAGTTCATCAAACTTTTCATTCTTATAATTCACATTAGAGGAATCAAAAAGTGTTAATGGTGTGCTTACACGTGCGCGACCAAACGCGTCTACAGCAACTCCAGAAGGATTAGCTGGACCAATAACGTTACCAAATTGGTCTGCTAACATCACTACTTCATGAATATCGGTATTACCGCCAGGATAATGTGCTTTTCTATTGACGCTATACTGAGACATTATTTAGTAACGCCCATTTTAGTAAGTAACCAATCTCTAGGATCTGTATCAAGAGTCTTAGCATAGTCAACTGCTGCTTTCATATTTCCTTGACCAAGAAATTTTGAAACTTTTAGCATATCTGCTTTGTCAATACCGCCTTTTTCATTTGCGTATTTTTCAATTTCTGTAGCTTTGGCTCCCATTGCAGCTAATTCTTGGCGCAAGCTTTCATCTACGCTTTGCTCATTTTTACTTTTAAGAACTGCTTTAACCTGCGGATGGTCTGACAAACCAGCTTTCAGTTTTTCAATGGCGCTTGTTGCACCAGTCATATTACCACCTGCGTATCTTTTATCAGCCGCAATACCAATAGCCTGTTTAATTTCCTGAGGCGAATATTCTTCATCAATGGCATCAGCCGTAGACTTTTTCATAGTAACTTTATATTCTTTATCACCAAATTTGAAAGTCTTATCGCCTTTCTTCGCAGCAGCTGCGGCAGCTCCCATAAAATCTGCAACACCTTCATCAGAAATTTCTTCTGGTACCCAGTCTGCGCGTTCTTTCATATTTGATTTTTTGCGCTGGGCCAATTCAGCTGAAATTCTTTTTAACTGCGCAGCCAAAGCTGGAGAAGGCCGCTCTTCGTCTTTATGGCTATCCCACATAGACTGCAGTTTATCAGTAGACACCTTTGATAAATCAGTAGCTTCTTCTAACTCATCTACTGGAGTTTGTTTTTCGTACATAGCAACGTATGCTGCAGCTATTGGATTATCTTTAAAATTATTAAACATAGTAATTCCTTATTAAAAAATAAAATATTGTGCGGCAGCTGCGCCTACTATAGCTGTTAAACATATCCAAAATACGTTAGTTATAATATTTATAGTAGTTACGCTTGATTCAGTTTTGCTTTCAACATCATCTAATCTATCTGAATGTGTATTTAATCTCTCAGTAATAACTGTTCTATCAGCTTCTAGTCCTATTAGCTTTTCTTCCGCGCGAGCAAGAGAAACCATAATATCTGTAAGCTTATCAATCTTACTTTCTATTCTAGTTAGTCTGCTTTCATCTTGAACTAAATGCTCAAGTAAAGCACCATCTTCTTGTATTTTTCTAACCATTGGTATTATGCCTTTCTATTTTAAGTTTTAAATTGGTAGTACCTTTGAGTACTCTATGATACTGCATACTGGAAATAAACACTTTGTCATTAATATTTAAATTAAATGGTAATCCATCATCATATTGAAATTGCCAACCAATTCCTTCTAAAACTGTCACAATTCTATTTTCTAAATCTCTATGCCATACCAATTCTGAACTTAATACATGCGCAGAAAATTCACGAATATCACCGTCATCGATATATGGATCTACCAAAAAAAGTTACCTCCTCCCGATAGACCCAATTGTTTAGCATAATAAGGTAATCTACAAGACCAATATCCAGCAGACGTCTTATCTTTCTTTTCAGCACAATTATGGCGAGCAGCAAAGGATGCTCGAGCTTCAGGATCATTTATTTTTGCTGATAATCCTGAAGTATCGCCAAACTCTA